ATGTTATCACACACATTACAGAAGACCTTGAACTTTTCTTCACGGGTGAGCACATGCGGTTGAGCACATGTAGCAATCACCTTGAGCATCTGCGTCTTAGAAGTAATCATCAGAAGTTCAGGTAAGTGTTGTCAGGGAGCAAACCCATCTCTTCACAGCGGCACTCGTAAGCAATACGCTTCAGTTGCTCAATGTCCATCTCTTCAATACTCTTGAGGATGGTGCGGCGGAGTTGGAGGTCGATGGTGTCGTCTGAGATCAGAGGCATGGGTCGTTCTCTTGAGTACCTTAGTAGTGTAGCGTCAGTCGGTCTCCAAATACAGGTAGCCTAGACACTTCGCAAGGTGTCCCTCAAGGTCACTGTCATGGATGCCATGGCGCTCAGCAGTCTGCTTTACTGTGGCAATGGGAGCACCCCACATCAGATCGATCAGGAACTTGAGTTCACGGTCTGTCAGGGTCACGTCAACGCTTTTCATAGGGGTAGAGTCGCAGTGTTGTCTCTCGATTACTTTGTAATCTTACCAGCATTCAGTGGGGTCTGGATGATTTGGTAGACAGTTCGCCAAGTGGTTGTACACAGCACAATCGTTGACATTGTGCTGGATAGCATGGATTTTGGTGATGCCCAACTGTGATCCCATCATCACGTCCATCAGGAAACGGATTTGAGAGGGCGTCAGGGGCACGTCAGTGGTTTGGGTCATGGTAAAAGGTGCAGGGGTCTTACAGGCGATCCTAGGAGGGTCTCAGGACACTCCCCACCCACGAGTCGGACGCTTTGCCGATGGATCTGTTGGGTATGCATCGATGTTAGCATCCATGAATGGGAATCGGCAAGCAATGTTGTAAGATAAAGTTATTCTACGTTTCGTCACTGGTTTAACTTGATGCAGCAATGTAGAGGGGAAGATGCAAACCATGCCTTCTGTCACATCTTTCGTGTTCATGTAGTGTGTGGTGCCCAGGATCGGATGAGATGATGACAAAAATGGAGAATAGAACTCAAGCGTATTCTCTTCCTGTAAATCAAGGAAGTAAACTGCGGAATAGTTTGGTGTTCCAGGTGATCCATTACTATGACAATGCAACTCACCATAATCACCAGGATTATAGTAGTTCCACCACAAGTTAGTCACACCAGCATCATTGAATTGCATGACACCAGCATAGTCAACAATCTCACGGAAAGGATCCCATGCTAGATTCCTGATGTACTTGTCTAATACAATCGATGCAATTTCTTTCTCTACACCAACATTGAATGTAGTAATCATATTGCTGGTGGTCATGTCATCCCACGCAAATTCCTTCTTTCCTTTGTGCTGTTCCGCATAATGCAGAATCAAAGGGAGTAATTCATTTTTAATTTCCGCGTGGTTCTCTACTTCCTTGCAGCAGACAAAATTAGTAGGAAAGAACTTAATACTCATATGAATGACAATACTGTTGGTCTCATTGGTTTCAGTATCTGCATCGCAGTATACGGAGTAGTATTATGTATATCTACCTGATCTCCGCACTTGGTGGAGTTAACAGGCGCGTAATACCTTCTCTGCTTTGTGTTGTAGAATCCCCAAATAGTTTTTGCAACAGCACCGCCGTTGTAAGAGAATTCAGCATGATTGCAGCACCAAATAGATAAAATGTTGCGTCTGAATTCCTTAACTTCGTAAGTGTAGTTTTTAGGTGGTTCATGGATAAAATCAGATGGTAGTTCCAACATCAGCAATAGACAGGGGAGTAATCAGAACCAGAGTATGCTTCAATGTTGAAGTCAACAACTTCAGCACCGTTGGCGATCAGATTGCGGATAGAATACAGAGCATCACTCTTGACAACGGTGGAAAAGGAGATCATCTCGCTCTCAGCACCAGGGTGCCAGATGACACGCTTGACAAAACGCTTGCCACCAGAGACAGGGTAGAAATCAACTTGAGTGGCGGAGTTGGTGAGGCGCATGTTTCCCTTGAGTGGTATGAACATAGTATGGCATGGAAAAGGGGTGCCGTCAAGCACCCCTGTCCAGTTTGCCAACTGGTCTAGTTGCGGACCCACTCGCCGCGATCCTTACCAAAGTTCTTACCTTCGATCACAGATTGCGAGTCGCGGGAAGAATACTTGTCTGGAATCTCTACGGGGGTAGTGTTGTTCAGATCGAAGAAATCAAAGTTGAATTCTGTACGATCTTCATGAACAGTGAGCACACCAGTAAACTTCATCACGGGACGACTAAGGTAGAAGTCAACACCGTAGGGTTGGAAGTTAATGTGGTTGGACTTATCACTATCCAACTGCGCTTGAGCATAACGATCAAGGTGCTCACTGTTCTTGTCAAGAGTCCAGTAAGTGAAACGGAACTCTCGGCAAGTAGGATCATCAGCGAGAGGTTCAACCAAAGAAAGGCGATACTCCTTGAGTTCTTCCTTATATTGGAAGTGAGACTTGGCGCTAATACCCCAACGACCATCACGAGGGTTAGTTTGCTTTACGTTCTTCTGTGCTTTAGATGCTTTGAAGTCCGTGCAATCACAGTGGGGGCAGTGCTCGGCAAAGAAAGAGACTTTCTTACCACAATCAGCACAAAACTTGGACTGAACATGGGAAGAGTTCTTACTCTCACCACCATCAACGGCATCCCATCCGCCGCCACCAGTGCCACCACAGAGAGTGTCATTGATAACGGCACCGATAACCTCAGCGAGGGTATCATCGATGACCCTGACGGGTTGGTTGAACTGAGTGTAATACTTAATCTGGGCAGGAAGACCAGCAGTGCAACCTTCAATAACCTGCTTGACAAATTGTTGAGTCATTTGTACTAGTCCGATTGAAGTTTGTTTGGTGCCTTCATTTGAAGACCTTGTTATTATGGCATGAAAAAGGGGGTCTGTCAACCCCCCTAGTCCAGTTTGTCAAATGTCCCCAAAGATGGGGATGATGTCAGTTTTAGCGTGTTCGGTCTTGTTAATATGCTGCTCCCACAGTGCGGCGTCTTCCAAATTGTAAAAGATCGCTTCTTGGCGGGAAGTGCCTTTTTTCTTGTTCTTCATCCACACAACTGCGTACTTCATGCCAAAATTCAGGGTAAACAACAATGTTAACATAGTGACGACCCCACCGTGAGTTTGCACTCTTGGGCAGTGGAATGTCTTTGAAGCAAATAGTGATGTAATGCTCACTAATGAAAGAAATGTAACCTGTGACTTTGCCATATATCACAGGTTGGAGCAGTTCAAACCGCATCAGTCTTTTACAAACTCAAATGGTTCACGGTCTAGATTCTGAGGTGGAGGAAGTCTGAACACTTCACGCAACTCATCTAGATCTTTAATTCTTTTTTCCAGACGGTCGATCTTTGCTTCCAGTAATTGGAAGTTATAATCGTTGTTGGTTTGCATCATCAAGAGATTCTTGATAGTCTCTTTCAGTTCTTCTTCGTTCATGGTAATCAGAAATGCTTAGGTATTTTATCATACTGCCACTTCTTGGCAAGATCATCAAGGTCAACTTCACGATGTCCCATCATAAGATCACGAAGACCAACAGCACGACAGTATGCTTGCTCATGGTATTTAATCACATCATCGATACAAGATAGCATCTCTTCATATGCTTGTCGTGCTGGTACTTTATCATCTTGGAGGTAATCGTCGATAGCATCTTGCATACGACATTTGCGTTGCTTTTCATAAGTCTGATCTGGTCCAAGAAAAGGGCGTCCTTCAATAGTCATGAATAAAACTCTTCGTTACGGCGACGGTCAAGGTAAGCAATGATTTCACCACGCCACTCTAGCAGTTCATGATAACAGCACTGCTCATGAGCATCTTGGCGCAGTTCATGGTCTGGTTTTAGTACACTTTCGTAAAAGATGTAGAATGCATCTTTACGTTTCTCATGTTTAGTGCGGTCTTGCCAGTCCATGTTAGTTTAGCGTAGTCCTAAGTATTTTAGATTGTTTTGTGAGGAAATCAGTATATCCTCACACATTCTTCATATTTCAGGCAAACTCGGTAGCAGCAACACCTTTGACAAAGATGCTGTCAACCACACGCTGCAAACGCTTCTCAGTCTGCTTACCATAGTTGGTGAAGATAGGCACAGTCACAAAACCAGTACGCTTGCGGTAGAAGTCAAGTTTACCAGCAGGGATCTTACCCTCAGCAATATCAGCAGCATCACGCTTGTCAAGACGGATCACACGCCCAATGGTCTGCGCCATCTCAATCACAGGCAGATTGCGAAGGAGAATGGTATGGGTGAGACCAGGCACGTTGATACCTTCAGACAAGATGCTGTAATGGAACATAATAAACTTGCGGTTAGGATCTTTGCCCCAAGTGTCAAGAGTGTCAAAGAACTCTTGACGACCAACCTTAGTTTTGTTCACATAGGCACCATGCTTGCTAGTAATGTGCAGCACATCATAACCACGGTCAGCAAACTCCTGCATCACATTGGTGCCAGTCAGCAATGCCCACAGCACACGAGTATTAGGAGCAGCAACCAGGATCTTCTGGGCAGCATCATCATCGAGTTTGTTGATGATGTCAACCAGCACCTCACGGTCATTCTCAGCAGCGAGCAGAGACTTGTGACGCTCAATGTCAACAACGTGAGGCAGAATGGTAGGAGGGATGATGCTACCGTTGCTGATCAATTCAGGAGCAGGCACGTTGATCAACTCAGAACCATACACATCAGTGTTGTTCATGCTGATCACACCACCACGATACTTAGGAGTGGCAGTCAGATAGTATGCTTGCTTAGCAGTCAGACTAGCAGCAGCAACTTCCTTGAAGAAGTCACGACGCACAGAGTTGTGCGCCTCATCATAATAGATGGTGTCAACATCAATGCCTGCCTCATTGATGCGACGCAGAGAGTTGTAAGTAGTGAAGATCAGTTGATGAACACCAGCAGTCTTACACACAGCAGCATGACACTGGATCTCTTGGATCTTAGTAGTGCTGTTGCCTTCAACCTCACCGCTATGAACATGCATCACAGCAACATCAACCTTACCATTGAGTTCAGCAAAGAACTCTTCATACAACTGGACAGACAGCAGGATGCGAGGAGACACCACCACAATGGTCTGGGGGCGCTCTGCCTGCTGAAGGCGACGCAGGGTGTCAAGGATCATCACAAGGGTCTTGCCGCCGCCTGTAGGGCAGGTCAGGCGTCCACGATCAGCACCTTGCAGGGCATCGAGCATACGCTGCTGGTGGGGGCGAAGGGTCAGGGTCATGTGGTGCGCTGTTGATGAGAATAGTATAGGGCATGAAAAAGGGGGTTCGAGACCCCCGTGTGACAGTTATTCTTGTGGTCCCCACCCGTCATTCTCAGGGACAACATCTTCATCGTCCACACGGTCAACCGATGCAATGTCAGCAACTGGAACTTCATGCTCACCACCAACAAGATACCAAGGCATCACAACACCACGATACTCTGGATGTGCTTGGAAATCTTCAGGGTATTCTCTATCACCCAGATACATTAGTTCGCTGTCTGGAATATTGTGATCGCGTAACATTGCTTGTAGTTGCAAGTGCATCAACTCGGGTTTTGTAGGGACTTTCATGTTATCTCCATTGCCCTGCTACCCTAGCACACCAGTCAAACCTTGTCAACCTTCTGGTGGTTGTGCTTCAGGAATAGATGCAATTGCTCCATCTTTATTCTCCCAACTGAATGATCCCGATGGGTGCCACACACGGCAATGAATAAAGAACTCTAAATCTGTACCAGCAGAGATTAAATCAGTCTCGTATGGAAAGTTGCTCTCAGCATACTGGATTGCTTCATGATCTGTTGGGAATACAATGAAGTTATCATCATCTCTCTTCAGTGGATTTAGCAAGAGACGATCAATTTTACCCTCATAGAATGCCACAACGTCATCACGTCTGTCTTCTCTACAATTGATTTCATAGTAGAGAACAGCAACATTTTTGGTTTGGCAATAATGCTCAATGAATCTTGTAAATTCTAATACTTCTACTACTCTCATTAGTTGTAATGTGCAAAGTGACGCATGATGTGATGCTGTAGTTCGTATCCCTTCTTAGCGACAAGTTCAACAGCATTTGGTTCGTAAAGATATTTATTGATCATCATATCAATACCTCTATAAATTTCACGCATTCGGACATCTTGCATTGCAGATTCAATCCAGAACACACAAACATGTCGCTCGCCAGATAGAACTTTATTCACACGATGACTAATTCCAGTTGGATAGACCAACAATTGTCCTGGTTCTAATTTATACTTTAGCTCTTCAGTTCCAACGTCAATGCACAACTCACCACCTTCATATTCCGAAGGATCATTGATAAACAAAGTGCAACTATAATCGGTTCTCATTCTTCCCATGCGCTGAGAATCAACATGAGTATGATAATATCCACCCGTCTCATATTTCGAGAAAATGAAATCGTTATTGCGATTCATCATGGTCCATGATCTCAATGAACCACATTTCTCAACAGCATCTTTCACAATGTTGAAACATCTACCATAGTAAGAATGTTTCTTATAATGTTCAAAATATTTGTGTGATGGATCAACAGAGTCCTGCTCCATCTCCAAATTATTTTTAGTATCAGTCAAAATATCTTCTTTCTGCTCTGGAGTAATGACTCTCATTGTTCCAGGAGAAAATGGAGCATCACGGAAAGCAGTTTGTAAAAAATTTACTTCCTTTGAGTTTTTTTCAAAAAGATCAATAATCTGGAAAATCATAATTTTTAATTAACTAAAGTCTCTACCATCCGAGTATAATTCATCGACTGTAACACCTGAAGAATGACCAGTGATTTCACCATAATCGTCTGGTCTGTCTTCTTCAATAACTTTAAACTGAATTTTGAATTCAAGATCCTTATTAATCTTACCAAGGTACTTGTTAAGGTTGTCTTTGAGTTCATCATAACCTTTTTCTTGCCACTCGGCATCACTAATGTGAAGACCAGGAAGTCCGAGGTGTCTGTATACTCTAGAAAGATTATATTTTGCTTTAACAGTTGCTTGGTTTTTAAAGTGATCAGGAACAGACAAATAAGGTGTTTCTCTATTTGGGTCTTGCTCTAGATAAACTTTAGGAGTAATAGGAAATTCTATTTGGAATACATCATTACTCATCCATGCTGGATCTTCAGGCATATCACGAAGATATTGTCTAAAAGCACGATACAACGCTTTATCGTCATCAGATAATGGTGCATCAGCAAGTTGCGACCAATCAGTATCAATAAGCATACGATTTCGCATTGCTTTAAATGAACTGATTAAACCATTATATTCTTTAGCAAGAAAACCACTTAACTTATCATACTCTGCTTTTAGTCTGTCTAATCTCAGAGATTCAAACTTTGCTAACAACTTATCGCCAATAGCAACAACCTGTGCCTCTGTTGGTTGTACAAACTTGTAAGAAGTGTATGACCAATCACCACTTCTGTAGTTCCACACTCTCTTTCTTCTTTCGCAAATAAAAGAACCATCAAAATTGATAGTGAGAAGAACAAGTGCGTCATTATCTGTCCACCAGAACTCACCAGCAGATTCTTTTACTGCGGCGAGTTCCTCGTCAGTTAACTTTTCAATGCGGTTCTTATACCACAGTGAACCATCGAGAGTGTTTAATTGGATTTTTGGTGAAGACATCTTATACTGGGCAATTAACGTACCATCCTGTCAAAATATATTTAGTGCCGTTAAGAGGTGGGTTGCCACGATGCTGCCATGGCCATGCTGCTGGCCAGATTACTACTGTGCCTCTAGTGGGGGTGATTCTCTTGTGCTGATGTAAAAACTCAGTTTCACCTGCTTCAAAGTCATCATTCAGATAGATTGCCCAAACGAGAGTTCTTTGTGCCATTTCCCATGTACTATTCTCACAGTGCCAATGATGGTAACCACCGCCTGGTTCTGTTCGTTGGATCTTTTGATCAAAACTAATTAGTTTTGGTCCAACAAAACCATATTGTTCAACGTAGTGAAGATAGCAAGCGTTGAGATACTGGTTTACTTCTTGATGTAGTGTAGCATCTGCATACTGTAGAAGAATTGCTTTATCCTTTCTTCCCAGTGATTTGTTAGAAAACTGTGTTGTACCATCCATAACAACTGCGTCTTCAGAAAGACCCGCAGCTCTAAAATCACCGCTTGACATATCAGTATCAATGTAAGTATCAAGCGTCTTGATTAGTCTGTCACAGATAAACTTTGGTACGTGACCCTCATAAATTCCAATAAACTGGTCATATTCTCCTTCCATCAATTCAGGTGGTCTGATGGGGACAACGGGCGCTGTTGCTCTAAGTGTCATAATTCAATCACATTCCAGATTAATATTATACCATATTTAGTACGCTTTGATAATGTACTTAAGTCTAAAATAAGGTTGCATGATTGGCATTTGTTCTGCTGCTTGCAATCTTACTCCAAGTGCAGCATCAAAGTCTGCTTTTGCAGCATCAGATAGTGTAAAGTTTCCAATATTGAAGAAAACACCAAGGTCGTTAACAACATTTACTGTTTTATTAATAACAGTTCCTCTGTTATTATCGTTGTTAAAGGATGTTCCAAATTTAGTAGAGAATGAACCACCAGGGTCCTGAATGTTTACAAGTCCAGAACTACCGTAGTTATTATCATTACCATAAGTAGCATATTCTGTACTATATCCCCAGTTAATATAGTGAGAGTGTGTCCTCAATGCACTACCAAATCTATCATATGTTAACACACCACCCTGAGTTTCTCCCATAAAACCAACGTCTTTTGCTTCAGCATAGGGGTTACCTTCTCTTGCTTTAGTTCCACCCTGCTGAGCATATCTCAATTCATGATAGTGTGGTGGTGCTGCTGGTGTAGAGAATGTACCAACAGGTCCAGCACTCCAACTAACGTTACCAGCAATACTAGAGTTTACAATAGTAGTAACCTGACTAAATCCATTCGTATTAAATGAACTAATATTAAATGTATCAGTAGCACCACCACCAATAGTTGGTGGAGTAGATGGTGTTGATGGTGTGATTTCAGAAAGTGAAGGTAACTGTCTTACAGTCTCTACAACATAAAAACCACCTTCAGATCCTGCTTCATTAGGTGATGCACTAGTGCTACTAGTTCCAGGTCCTTCAGTTGGTGTCAAAGAAAGTCCACCTGGGGTGTTACCATCAACAGGACCAGTTCCCATCAACTTTCTTGATCTATAATCAGGAAGATTAAAATTATTAGTGGTCTCACCATATGTGCCACCAATAACTTCATATAGTGCTCGATAATCAGTTTTACTTACAGATCTGCCGTCACATGGCAACCATCCTGGGAAGTTATCACCAATCTCCCAATTATTTCCCTCTGTTGTGGGGTTACTAGAAGTAGACCAATTCTTAGACTTTGGTACACTGACAATTGTGCCAATGCTGACACCAGATCTTGATTGAATTTTAGAATAATTTGCTGGCATCGTTCTAGAATTTAATTAAATACTCTACTAAAATATATGCTGGGACAAGATCGTCCATCTTAAATGTATTTTTTTCTGCAAGAGTTACAGTAGTAACTACATTAAATCCATCTGCAGTAAATGCATTCACCTGAGAATTTGTACTTCTTACAGGAAATGTTCTCGTTAAAGTATGAAGGTGGGTTGCATTTTCTGTAGAACCAGCAACTTCCGACACCTGACCAACAATTGCGACACTATTGATGTCTCCAAGAGATGGTGATGGGTCGGCAGAACCGATTGACATATCAGTTGAATAATTTTCACCAGGATTTTCGTATGCATACACAGGAAGATTACTGTAGTGACCGTGCATTAGATAACTGGAATCATTAACATTAATCTCATCAGTTACAACACCAAGGTTAGTACCAAAGTTTTGGTTAGAAAGAAAATCAATATCTACATTAGGAACAGAAAATGCACCAGAATATGAAATATTAATTTCATTACCAAGATTTAAATTGATCTCAGTTCCAATACCAACTTTTGGTGTAATAACATCGTTAGGAGAGGTGATTGTGTCACCCGTGTATATACCAGAAGAAGAGTTTGCCTGAATAAATTTAGATCCCAAGTCTGGAAGTTGGAATTGTCCACCAGAAGCATTTAATGCTACATCTTCTTCTAATTCAGCACCACTTTTTCTAAACTTTGAGTTAGCACCAACACCAAGAATATCTTTTAAATTTGGATAATCTACTCCATTTAAAATAGATCCATCACATCTCAAAAATCCAGCAGGAATTCTCTGTCTAAAATCCGAGTCATTTGGATCATCTCCTTGTAGAGTTCTACAAAAAGCAATAATAGTTCCAGGAAAAACTCCATACTTTCCTCTCTCGAATGCGTAATTAACTGCCATCTTAGTATGCCCTAATGATATGAAGAATACTTAACTGTGGAGTCTGCATATTGGCACGAATAGTTGCAATCTCCTCATTAGATTGATTCAATGGAGCCATTGTGCCTCTTCCTACATTATTTACAACCAAAGTTGCTGGCAAATTCATACTACCCTTTGTAATTGAATAGAACATTGCTGGGTGCCTGTGTGCATCCATATTGTCCTGACCAGCATTAACAAAGTTAGCATATGGAGATTGAGTATCGACAGCAGCAAAGGACCAGTTACCAGAAATATCTGATAATGTATCCATACTACCAGAATCAACATAGTTGTAATTTGTTGATTGATTTTGTCCAGGATTTCTTCTTGCTGCCCAACCTTTTGGACTACTGTAATTGCCACTTCTAGTAATATATGATCCAGAAACTGGGTTTCCATCAAAAACGCCAATTCTTTGTCTTTCATCTGCGGGGTTGTTTGCTTCCATTCTATTGTATTGAGGAGATCCACAATCATCAGGACAGAAAAGAATACAGTTAGCATTTCCATTGTTCTGGCAAGCTTCTGCCCACTGATTAGGTCCAGAGACAACATCAAATGATCCACCATGACTATGACTAGGGTAATGGTGGTCTCCCATTGCTCTACCAGCAGTTGATAGACCATCAAACAAAATAGGATCATTCAAATTAATGTCTTCAATGAATCCAAGCATGTCATTTACATTATTATTGAAGAATGCAAACAAATCAATCTGAGATGTTCTAGATAAGTTTACTTCATTAGCACCATCAGTGTTGTCATTAACAAGATTTTCAAATGCATCTGGAATATTCCAACTTTGACCATATGAAGTTCCAGCATCATGTGAAGTATGATAATCTGTAATCGATTTACCTTGAATGTTAGGTAATCTAAAATTCACATTTGTTGTACCACCATACTTGTTACCGATTACCTCATAAAGATAGGGGTAATCGGTAACTTGTAATTCTTGTCCATTACATTGGACCCATCCACCTGGGATAGCAGTAAGATCTCCAGTCCAGGGGACAATCGTGCCAATCGCTGTCCCCTTTAATGACTTTAGAAAATTATAATTAACTGCCATCTATTATACCTCTACGAGTCTCCATCCTTGGTCAGAAGAACCAATACTTACACCTGCGGCATCTGTTGATCCAACATATACTAGTCCAAGTCCAACATTAGGTGTGTTAACAATCAATTCACCACCATTATGTGCAGATCCAAGACCACCAAGATTAGTTCCTGTTGCGTCTCCCATGATGTTAACACCAGATGGAGCGCGAACAATCAATTGACAATTGTAAGATAGATTACCTGCAATGTCAATCAATCTAATCAAATCACCGCTAGCTGCACTTGAGGGCAACTTAAGAACTAGAACTACTCCAGTTCCAGCTGGTTTGATGAAGTAACTGGTGTTTGCTGCAAGTGTTGGAGCAGAAGAATCAGTATTTGATGGAGTATCAATAATCAACCACTTTCTTGCACCAGTCTGAGTAATATAGTTGTCGATGCCACCAATATTTATTCCACCATTGTTAATGGTTAGATCGTTATTAATGGTCGTTGCACCATTTGTGCCGACAGCAAATACAGGAGTTCCAGTGAAGTTAATTCCAGTAGAACCACTGTAGATTCTGAACTCACCATCGAGATCAATACCACCAGCAACATCAAGATCACCAGAAGATTGAACAAGTCTCAATCTACCATTGTTTAGTGAAGTATCTTCTGCGTGAGTATTTGTTACCCAAACATCACCAGTAAATGCAGCAGTACCATCAGAGCGGATAGTTGCTGCTGGGTTAGCAGCAGTTCCATCACCAATCAGATTGATCTTACCATCACGATCGATGGTCAATCTCTCGTTACCAGTTGTGTCACGCTCGATGACAAATCTGTTGCTAGAGGTCGTTAGTTGAATCTGGAAGTCTTCTGTTCCAGAACCAGATTGAGGAGCAACTAGTGTGCTAGTAACGTTACCAGTTACACTGTCAACATTAAATCTATCGTTGTTAGCACCATCATTAATTCTAAATCTCTCAGGTGCTGCATTGAGAATTGCAGTAATTCTAACAAATTCGCCAGATGGGCAAGTAGCACCAGCAGATAGTCTTAGGTAATCATTTGGTTTGAATGTACCACCAAACTCACCAAGTTCAATCTGAGTAGCAGATGCTGCTAGTGTAATATCAGATGGTCCCTGGTCTCCTTCACGAATGAATGTTGCATCCTGAGTGAAGATTAGTTTTGCAACAAATGCATTGTCAGCATGTGTTGCAGCAGTAGTACAATCAATACCACGCTCAACAACTACGGTTCTATTTGCAACACTTGGTGGATTTGCAACACGGATGATTTCATTATCAATGAGTAGAAGATCACCAACGGTTAGTCCATCAACGTTGTTTAGTGGTAGTAGAGTTGTAGACGATGTGATAGATGTTCCAGTGCCACCTTGACCAGAAGCGTCAATCTTTGTTCCGTCTAGAGTTACACGAGCATCGGTTGGAGTTCCAGTAATTGTAACTGGTGTTGTGCTTGCTGCACTTGGTACAATCTGGAAAGTCTGACCAGAAACATTGTAAGCAAAGTATAGAGTTCCGACTGTAACTCCAGAGAGTCCAGTTACATCAGTAAATCTTACAACATTACCATCTACGAGGTAGTTTGCTGGTCCAAGTACATTGTCAACTACCAGAGTGTTGTTAGAAACAGCAGCGGTAGTAAATCTCAGTGATCCAGTAAAGTTTGCAACGTATGAATAGAAGTCAACGTTGAGACTGTTAAGATCACCAATGTTGTGCTCGATTGCAGTAGTTCCAAGAACACCTCTTGCTACCTGTACAGCACCATTGTTGTTACCACCATTCTGTGTAACATCACCCTCTAGTGTAGTATCACCAAGAACACGTAGTGCGTTGTTGATCTGAGTTTGACCAGCGATAGCACCAATGCTTAGTGCAACTGCTTTCGTGAATGCATTAATTTCAGCACCAGCACCATTTCTGGTAAACAAATCAACCTTTCTTGCGTTAGATTGTAGTTCTACTAATGCGTTTTCGTTACCAGTTGTAGAAGTTAGACCATTGTTAATTTCAAGGATTGAGGACTTCAAGATAGTCTGGAAGTTCTCAACAGTTAATCTAGACTCCGCAGCGTTAGCAAATGCACCACCAATAGTGATTAGAGATCTGAAGGTGTTAGTAGTGTTAGGAACAGTACCAATGTTGATCTCAGAATCTTCAGGTGTGGTATGGATGTTGAGTCTGCTTGTATCAGCAGCAGTACCGATGTTCAGAGTCTGGTTATCAGTGCTACCACCAACATTGATTGTCTGCGTACCAGTTGCATCATTGAATGCATTTACTGTAGTTGCATCGTTAGCAAAGTTCAGTGTGGTAACCGTTGCCTCTAGGAGGTTAAATGTGGTTTGAGTGGTAGTGAGATCACCACCATTGACCGCTAGGTCAGTCTCAACACGAAGATCTCCACTGATAAATCCATTACCATCAACAGCAAGTGCTTGATTAAACAATCCATTGTTAGCACTGCCATTCAATTGTAGATTGGTTACGTTAATACCAACTCTACCACCGTTAGTAGTGGAGACTCTCAACGTTGCTTCATTGCCAGGTGATGCACTGTTACCACCAACTAGAAGTGCATTATCTTGTGCGGTCTCAGTTCTATTAGCAAATGCTGCATGATCTAAGTAATCACCAATTGTCTTACCGCTGATAAATGCTGTACCAACAACGTCAAGGTTTGCACGAGGATCAGTTGCTGCATCAACAAATGCTGTTTCGTATGCAGAATGTGCAGAACGAGCAACAGTGTTGATACCCAACTTGTAATCACCAATGACTTCAGTAGCAGTTCTGAATGTCTCAGCACCAAGGATTCCAAGTTCTTTCCAAGTTGCATTAGAGAACTCCATTGTAGGAGCAACAGAAACATTATTGTTTCCAAGAACTGCAGGATCAGTTAGAACTGCCCATGATGGGTTAGATACTGTCTGCTGTGTATTCTGTGCATCATTGTAAACAATGCTTGCAAGAGTAGAAGACAGCTGAATGTGACAGTATGAGTTGGAGAGTAGGAATGGATCGCCAGAAGGAGAAACAATTGCAAACGTTCCATTTAGTAGTGGTGTTGGGAAGAAGTTAGCAATTCTGATGCTAGAAGTCTCGTTAATACCCAACAATTGGTTGGTTTGCTGTGTTCCACTTACATTAGCCCAATTGATCTTGACATACAATCCACCAAACTGCAGTGAATTGATGTTAGTATTTTGGAGAGCAACGTAGTAGTTGGAGAAGATCCATCCGAGTGAACCAGAACGTTGTACAGAATCACCCTTGAATAGAATGTCTCCGCCTTCAGGTAGAACACCGTTTACACCAACGCCATAGAATACACGCTGGGTTGCATCGATAGCAGTGCCACCAGGAGTACCATAAACACCAGACTGGTTAGGTGCAATGTTGCTTGGAGTTGTGCCAACAGTATGTGTCTGGAACTTATAGTTCTGACCATTTCTGCGTGGATTGAACTGGAATACAGCAGATCTTACATAGTTCTTACCAAGGAAGATGTCACCTGAATCACGAGGATTGTAGTTGCTTCTATCAAGTAGAGGATCGTTGTAAGATCCATCAGGATCTTGGTTGTTAACACGAGATCTGATTACAATTGGAGCATCCTGTAGGGTTAGATCAGCGTTGTCAACATTGATGAGAACAGGTGAGTTGAATGCACTGACCTTTTCACCATCACCACCATTAACTGTGATGTTCTGGTTAAATGTAACAGGAACATCAAAGGTGGTGACGAGTGAACCGATATCGTCCTCATCATCGTCAGAATCTAATAGTGCTGCCTTCTCTAGGAACTCTTCTTCACCAGTGATAGCATTGATCTTACGGTTACCAATGTAAAGTTCACCGTTGGAGTTAATACCAGTGTAGAAGACGATACCAGCGTCTTCACGCTTCGCTTGAGCATAGTAGTCTTGAGTCGCCGTTAGGACGATCTCCTGACGCGCTGGGAGACCTGTAGAGTAGTTACCAGGACCGAATCCAAGGTACTCAAATGTATGGTTACCAGCACGAGCAATAGATGGTCTACGAAGTTCAACGTAGAACCTCTGCTGTGTAGCAACTCTGTTATCACCAGATAGAGGAATGATTCTATCTTCAGCACCAGCAGATGCGTTACCTTCTTGTGCCTTGACTGCATTATCACCAGTATATGTGTTACCGAAGAATGCTGGAGTCTCAGTGAGGTCAGCAATCATCTCTCTAGATACCGAAGACTTAGAGTCGTTCGTGGTAACTAAACCATGGATGTAGTTGTCAGCAGCACAATATGTTGCTGGTGGATCGATAAACGTATTAGCATATGCTAGTTCGTTTGCAGTAGTACCATTGTACTTGAACCAGAATGGGTCATTCTTGTAGTTTTGTGGATACAAGAAGGAGATTGGTTGAGAGAACTTGAAGTTGCGGAAGTTACCTTGGTTACCAGCACCTTGTGGGAATGGAGAGATATTACCACGGAGAAGAGTTAGATAGTAAACACCATCTTGCTGACCAGAAATACGACGCTGTAGTTCATCAATATCGAAGATATAGAATGTATCTTCAATTTCACCTAGATCTTCAACAGTATCAATGTAGTAGAGATTGTCTGATCCATCTTCTCTGATAGTATCACCAGGAGTTAGAGTGTAAACTGGTGCGCGGTTTTGGCGGTAATAATACTCAGGATAATTTTTTTCAATTAGAGTCTTCAGAGGTAGGGATTTGCCCATATCTGGATCATCTAGAAGATCAGCGTATACGTTGTTACCCTGAGTAATTCTAGTGTTAGTAAATGGACTGTATGTTAAGTTACCATCAATGTTGTCACCCTTAAGAATCAAGTAGTGATCAGATCCAACATTAAAGTATGCTTGTACCCAACCAGCACCAGAACTATTACCTGCCCAAGTTACAGCGTTATTTGTTGTCTTCTGCGTTGAATCTGTATTGAATAATCCACCCTGAGGAGCACCAATCTTAACAGTTCTGAAGACCTCATTGCTAATTGCAGCAATATCAGGATCAGGTTGGAAGTCAAAGACAACCAATTCTAGATATTCCTGACCTTCAATGTCAACTAACTTACCAGACTGAATGGTAAATTGTACTTTACCTTGCTGAGTAACGATGCGCTTAGCATAATCAATACCCTGACCAGAAAGATCTAGTCTGTATGGATCGTATGCATTTGAATCATCACCAATTGCATTGATGATTTGTTGGTTAGTCCAACCGATTCTTTCTGGTGAGTTGTTGGTGTTCTCGAAGAATGCATCGGTCTTGGTTGTACCAGGAGCTGGTTTTAGTAAGATCTTCTGTGGTCTTAGTTTACGGAGACTGTCAGTTCTTGTCTTGAGAACAAATCCGTTGATAGGATCTCTAACTCCCTCAAGATACTTAGGAATAGTATAACGAACACGATAGATTCTATCCTTAGGATCTCTTGCGTCAATTTGACGGAAGTAGAACGAGTCATCAGTCTTTGGAGGTGGTGAGGTAAGGAAGTCAGACTCTTGGAATCTCCAGAGGATGCTTTCTTGCTGTACCGATAGTGGATTGGAAGTGCTAGAAGTATCCTTGACTTTGATGTACCATCTACCAGTTGTGCTGTTAGAATATGCAGTTCCTCTTGGGTCAAATGCCAGTGGAGAATTTTTCTTGCTACCATAAAGGATAAACTCTGGTGCAGTTGTGGTGCTAAAGTTAATTCTATTAACGTCAGCAATAGCATCTGCATGTGTCTTATAAACACACAGAACTTTGTTGGGGAAGACAGGGTTATAAACGTATCTTACATAGAATTCAAACTCTGGGTTTAGTCTACCAGCAGAGTCAGCAACACCAGCGGTAGAATCACCACCGTTTTGAGTAGCGTTGTCACTATTGTAAGTGGAAGACAACAATGGAAGAGTAGAACCTTCCGCTGCTCTGAAGAATACTCTTTGTGGAGTTACATTGGAGTAAGGAACATCAAAGATGTGACCAATGTTAGTCTTAATACCACCATTGACATTTGGATCTAAAGTACACTTGTAATTATGGAGATCATACTTTTCATCAAGAGTGAACTGTAGGATATCAATTTCTACATCTGGATCAATAGAATCTGCTTCAGATGAGAAGATGTAGATACCTGCTGCTGCATTCTCTTTGCTTTCAGCAAGCATCAACTTATTGTTAGAAGTATTACCACTAAACTCAGTTGAACCAGCAAAGTTAAATGGTTGTGTTACTCTACCAGGAGCAATTACATAGTAAGTTCTGTTAGTTTCAAATCCGTTAGGTAATCTAACCAAACGCTTATCAACTTCAACATACTTAGATGCGTCATTATCCCATCTTGGACGTGGAATAAGTCTTACAGGTGTTCCAGTTTCAAACTGGTGAGGATCACCAGATCCAAGACCAGTAATATCAACTGTCCATAGAGTAGAACGAGAAGAGAAGTCAGAAGGTGTAACAGTTGGTTCCTGTCTTTGTACAGAATTCAAACCGTTGTTAATGATAAAGATGATATTGTCTACTAGTGTATCGATAGCAGATGCAACACCTGCACACTCAGGATAACCAGCACCAGTAGAAAGAATGCTGGAATCAACTGATACATCAGTATCTGCCCACTGTCCTTTCTCTAGTGTGAAGTAGAGAGATGCATTGGTGTTAGATCCTTGTGCGTTTTGAACTTGACCACTTGTTAGTCTGCTGTTCTCAGTACCCAACTCGATTCTATCAGTGCCAATGAGTTGCTTAATATAAGTTCCCGTTGGAATATTGGTGGTGATTGGAGTTGCACCAGGATTAAGTTGACCGTTTGCAACATTATTCTGTAAGAAATCTGAAGGTGTATACTCTTCAACCTTCATGCCAATGGATAGACCAACGTTACTACCAACATTGACAACTGCAGATCCAGATGTGATATTACATCCGTTAATCTGAGTGGTGTGGTTACGCATTGCGGAAATTGCAAGCGTCTTGACATAACCCCATGCATCTAGGGTTTCATTCTTCTCACCATCAATGTAAGTTAGATTGTTTCCAACATAGTATGCTTCACCTGCCTGTACAGAGTTGATGTTACCACCGAACTTGAGGTCATTAGCAACAGCATCAACGATATAACCAACGTCACGATAGCACTTAGATGCTTGTGCGTTAGTAATGAAGTCTCCTTCATTTACTGGTGGTAGTCCTGTTAACGAACCAGCAGTAATTGCATCTGTAATGATGTCAGTTAGATTATCAATAGTTGCTCTTACGTTTGCACAATCCCAATTACCATTGTTAACAGCAGGAAGATTGTTTAGATTACCAGCATAGAGACTATCAATGAATAAACCAATTAAGTTATCAATGTTAGATAGAACAGTGGAACAGTTGCCAGCAGTGTATGCAGTTGGTTGTGAAGGAACAGTTCTAGTAATACCATTAAGGTTACCAACACCAGCGTCAGTGCCAATTGCTTGGATAACAAGACCGAATAGTGTGTTGAGTGATGCCTCAACACTAGCACATGTTGGATTGTTAGGATCAATGATGATCGTTAGGTCAGTTGATTGTAACTCATCACCACTTGGAATCCAGTTAGTTGGAGTAACAGCAATGTTACGCATCACATCAATGGCAACGTCTAGTGCCTCAGTGAATACTCTTGCTGCTTCATCACGCTCAGCATCAATGAATGTCTGAACTGCTACACCATTGAATACATTAGTGACATATATGTTAGCAGCATCAAATGCCTTATGGTTACCACCAAACTTAACATTGTAAAGGATCTCATCAATTACATTGTAGACATCATCTAAGCAATCTTGCTCAGTGTTGCCTGTAGATGGAGTGTATGCAGGATAAGCAACCTTCATACGCTCATATGCTTCCTTAGCAATGAACTTCTTGTTTGCTGTGATTAAGTTGAAAGCATCAGCAGCACTATCAGAAACAATAGCAGGATCGCCAGTATTGTCTAGAGTAATAGTGTTATCAGTATTTGCAAGTTGATTGTTAACTGCAAGGTTCATCTGATCCTGCAGTTTGTTCAATCCAACAATAGTCTCGGGTACTTCACCCTGAACTCCATTGGAAAGTAAGTTATTACCATCAAAGTATTCCTTGACATATGCAATAGTATACTCGTTACCACCAAACCAGAGATCTTGTGCAACAGCGTCAACAATCAATCCAAGGTCACGCTCACACTTGGTCGTGCTACCACCAGGGAATACAAATGATGGATTATATGCTTGAATTGCTGCGATAGAAGCACTGACCATATTGCTCTTATTAGCAAGGATCAGATTACGAGCATCCTTGTAGCTACCAGAACTAATGTCTGATACACTACCACTAGTAGTACCAGCAACTCTCAGTGCATTACTTGCAGCACGAACGAATGTGTGAGCAGATTGTGGTAGATGCTTAACGGCATTTGCAGCTGCAGAAACAAATGTATGAGCAGACTGTGGTTCATGCTTGATAGCATTTGCTGCTGCACTTACAAAGGTGTGTGCAGAGGTATCAGATGATGTACCAACGTTAATTGTGAATTCACCAGTCTGACGCTTCAGAGCACCAGCAGTAGCACTTACAAATGTATGTGCTCCAGTGTAGGAAGAAGGACCACAGTTGATATCAAACGTATTAGTAGTTACGTTAGAAATCTGTAACCAACGACCCGATGGATAGTCATAACCAGCACGAGGGTAAGACTTCTGAACTGTGTTACCATCTAGAACACAAGTGTAAGTAAGTCCACCATCATCTACCTTAACATAGTCTCCATTAGAGAATCCATGATTAGCTACAGTCAGAGTAATTACACCAGTTGATGGATTATAAGGTGCATCTGTAATGTTATGAGAAGTCTGACCGACATTAGTAATTGCAATAGACTTACCTGCATATGGGTCAGTTCCAGGACGTGGATACGTGTGCTGAGTAGCATTATTGTCTAGAGCACATGTGAAGGTGAATGAGTTATCAGCAAGAACAACACTTCTACCAACTCCAAGACCATGCTGTCCAACAGTGACAGTCATGTCACCAGTTACTGGATTGTAAGTAGCAGCAGATGGAGTAAAGTATTGATTTGGACGTGAAGCACCAACATTAACTGTAACTGTAGTTGCTGTGGTGGAAGTAATCGTTAAAGATCTTCCAGCAAAAGGATCGATGCCAGGACGTGGATATGTCTTCTGGGCATCATTATTATCCATGCCACAAGTGAATGTGAAGCTATTGTCCGCCAGAACAATTCCTTCACCTGTTGTAAGACCATGACCAGCTCCTAGAGTAATTACAAAATCACCAGTAGCAGGATCATATGTAGCAGCAGATGGAGTCCATTGCTGATCAGCAGCAGAAGCACCAACATTTACACTAATTGTAGTGCCAGTTACACCAACAATAGATAGTTCCGTATTTGCTGCAGGATCTGTTGCACGAGGATATGACTTTTCTGTCTTGTTATTATCCATCGCACAAGTAAAGGTAAATCCCTCAACCGCCAACTCAACTTTTTGAGAAGTTGTGAGGGTATGGTTACCAATAGTTGCAGTGAATACACCAGTTGCAGGATCATATGTTGCAGCACTAGGAGTATAATATAGACTATTTGAAGGATTTACACCATTTGCTGGATCAACAGTAACACTGCTGTCTGTGATTAATAGAAGGTTTGCAATTGCTTGCTTGCATAGTTCACGAGCTCTGTTGAATGCAAATACAGCAAACTTCTCTTCACCAACTAGACCATTTGCAAGAGGTGTGCCATCAGCATTGAAATACTTTTTAGTTACTTCAATGATATTTGCATTACCACCATCTCTGAGGTCTTCTGCAATAGCGTCAACAATGAAACCAATGTCACGCTTGCACTTAGTTTCATCATTACCTGCCATGAACTGAGCATTGTTCTCACCAGCAGGACCAAATGCAGCATACATCGAATCGTATGCATCATTAACAATCTGACTACGGTTAGATAGAATTAGATTGCGAGCATCCTGATATCTGTTTGCAGCAGGATCTAGACCAGGGTTAACATAAGAAATATTTTGAAGTGCTGGGTACTTCTCAAGAATATATCCAAATGTTTCTTCTTGAATGAATACTTTGTTAGAAGTAATCAGGTTAGCAGCATCCTGCTTTAGATGGAAGTTTGGATCTGTATTAGGAGCAGAAGATGGACTTAGAATAGAAGGCTTAGCAACATACTTTCTGTAACCAGAGATTGCTAGTTCTGCTTCATATTCACCGTCGTCACCCTGATATGCTGTCTCAAGTGTGGTGTAGATCTTTTCATTCTGTCTAGCACCAAGTCTGTATCCCTCGATAGAAACAGCAGGACGCTTCGCGGGGTCAAGTGCATCATCTTGAGAATCAAGATAGATTCTGCTATCGTTTCTTGTTCTTACGCCAGAGATAGGAAGTTGTTGTACACCCTCAACACCAGTCTGAGATGCAGGTACGTTGAAAGGATAGTAGTTGATCTTCTGATCAGTGGTTTCAATGACCTTAGGTGGAATGATCGCGTCAATATAACCACCCTTGTCACTGTTAAAGGAGAATCCTTTGTGACCAATAGCGTGTAGAGATGTGTTACCAAAGTTGGAGTTAGAGTTGGTGATCGACATGTCACCACCTGACTCCATCAGGAAGTGATCAGCGAAACCAACAGCGAAGATCGAAACGTTCTGGATGAATGCGTCTTCAGATGCACGGACGTGGAAGTTACGCCACTCATCCTTCCAATAGGAATCACCTTTGGTGTGATAAGGGATGCTATCAAAAGCGTCAGTTAAGTTTGCTTGGTTCCAAGTATTGGTAAACTCGTCATAACGAATGAATGCTCTGTCGTCCTTCTGCAACGAAACACCCGTGTACTGAGCGATAACCATTGACTTAAAGCCTGTTGCCTTAAGACCGTTTGCCCAGATACCACAAATACCCCAGGTAGAACGAATGGAGCAGTTGAAGACATAGGGTGATGCAGACTCAACGGAATCAACCTCAGCAAGAACCTGTGCGTTCTGTCCTAATGGTGGAGTTGATGTTGCAGTGATAGTATCACCAGAAACAATACCAGTTCCAATAGAGTTTACAGTCTGTGGAACAAGGTATACAAACTTACGAGGATCGTTCTGGTCGATAGAATCAATCTGGAATGTTCCCTCTAGGATGTCATCGACGTTGGTGTTGGTAACAGCAACGAACTGACCTTGGAAATATCCGTGATCGATCTTGGTTGTAATCTCAACACGAGTAGTAGAACCAGGAAGAGATGTAAAACCAGGAGATGTGTTGTCATCTAGTTTGATGCTTTCAATCTGTCTAGAGTCAGATAGAGGACCAACAATTCGGTTCTCCTGAACTCTTGGTTCAAACTCTTCGGGATCATCAATAGTTGGTTGATACTCTGCAAATGCTTTTGCAATCTTTCTGTAGAGTAGTTCTAGTTCTTGCTTATCTGCGTACTCAAATACAGTTAGTTTGTGGTGTGAGTAGTTTGGTGTAGCAAGTTTGGTGAAGTCATCCTTAGAGTAATAGACTTTACCAATGCCTTCCGTAGCATCGTAAAGAGGTGATAGAGAAGTTGTCTCACCGTCCTTAATAGTGAACTGCCAGAAGTAACAACCACCAGTTACATTGAAGATAGCAGAACGTGGTTCTCTGGAGTCAGCAGGATCGGGAACATACAGAGGTTTGACCATCGTTCTACGAAGGTCATAACCGACAAGAGAAGTACCACGAGGGATGATTGCACCACCCTCAGTGTTGTTAAACTTGTAAAGTACGTTAGACGGATTAGACAGATCTAGAATGCTGTTATCAGTCCACTCATTGGTTGCCTGATCAAAACCAAATGCATCGACACCAGAGGTATCAACTAGACCAGGGCGGTTATCAATGAAGTGCTCACCAGGCATAAGCATGATGGTGAACTGGTCAAAACGATCATTATTTTTGCCTGGAAGATAGGAATATCTTGCTACTTCAAGGAAAGCACGCTGAATGCTCTTGAAAGGTCTAACAGGAGAATTACCCCTGTTGTTCAGTTCATCCGACGCATTAAAATCGTCTGGCGAAACATAAAGATATTTACCTGTTTTGCTGGTAATCAGGTTGTCCAGTCTTGTTAAAGGCATAGTATTAAACCGACCGATTCTGTCTAGGATCTTCTCGATTTATTTATACGGGTGGTCTATATCTACTTCCCAAAACCAGTATCCTGGCGATTTCGTTAAAACACAGAATGATGTAACCGAATTGTTCTCGCCAAGTTACGTCTCCTCTAATTTTCTTCATGGATTCTATCAAAACATGCCCAGATAACACTTTTCTCTCCGTTTTTGATTGGAACTGATCTGTGAATAAAGTATGGTCCACAAGGGAATACCAGCATACTATTCTTTTTTGGTTGACATGTCAATTTATCCATTAGAAATCTGGTGCCACCACCTTCAAAGTCATCATTTAAGTAAACTAAACCAGAAAGAACAAAGCGTTTGTTGTAATGAAAATCACAGTGCCACTTGTATTCTTCACCAACATCATAGTGCCTGTAATGATATTCAGAATTGAATGCTACAATCCGCGCTGCTTTTACAGTATACTGAAACAATGCATTGTTTTCTATATAATGGTTTTGAATTTTATTATATAATGTGTTTATTTTTTGGTCAACATCATATAACTTTTTTCTAGCAACAAGATTGGGATGAATTCTAGAAATTGTAGTTAGATTGTAACTATCATTCTTTACAGAAAATGTTTGAGGGCGTGTAGGAATGTCAGCATGATCATGCATGTATTCTCTGCACTCAGAATCAATCCACTCTACAACTCCATCTTCAAATACGTCATGATATTGCCAGACAAATGGTGTATGCTTTATTACTTTCATGATACTTTTATCTGAACTCCTCCACCTGGGCTCGAACCAGGGACAGGTTGATTAACAGTCAACTGCTCTACCGACTGAGCTATAGAGGATTGAGAATACCCGCTACTCGTCAGCAGCGGGGGCACCAAGGGGGGTCCCACCCCTCTCTCACATGGGTTGTTGTTCCAGTTCTTTTTTCTCCTGGAGATGTGAGCACGGATGTCGCCAATCCGTTATGGAGAATAGGAGACTCGAACTCCTGACAGCCTGCTTGCAAAGCAGGTGCTCTACCAACTGAGCTAATCCCCCGTGGTGGGTCGGATATGATGATCCCGACCCGTATGATAGACAACGCCTATCAAAGCCACTCACAGGACTTGAACCTGCGACCTGAGCTTTACAAAAGCCCTGCTCTACCAGCTGAGCTAGAGTGGCATACGGACAAATTTGAATGCTCCGTAATCAGAACCCCAAACTTTTTGTTTGGTTTCTGCATGAAGTCCTTTGTCTTCGACTTCATAAGTATCACGAGTCAAGACAACTCTGTTTTGAACATAAGTTTTAATGCCTTGACGATACACCCAACAATTACAGGTAGAGGTTCCACCCTCGTACTTATCGTGACCTGTCTGAGTCATAATAATATCACATCCTTCTCTGTATGTCAAGATGTCATCTGTAATTTCTTCTAGATTTTTACATCCAGTGAATTTGTTGGCACCTTCAATTTCGTAATTCTTTAGACGAAACTGTCCCTTTTCTGCGACAACTTCAATTACAAATTGTCGGTATGGCATATTTAGTTGATAATTATATGCCTGTTCTCCATAGAAACGATTATCAGAGACCTTGCGATGACTTACTCTAATATGTGCATAACGAGTAGGATGAGATTGTGCTTGCAGTTTATTTGCAAACGTTCCCTCAAGCAATTCAAGAAACTGGTTCATCGGGCAATACTCCAGGATTAACTAATTCTAATTCAAACAATACAGGGTGGCACTCTTCAGCAATCAAATAATCAGAATACTTAAAGATATCTTCAAGTGTGTATTCTATGTTAAGTGCTGCTTCTGACAGAATCCATTTATCTTGCTTTTCGTCATTTTCTAAAATGTCAAAAGCAAATGGGACACCCTCAATAAAATACATCAGCACAGGTTCATTGTCAACGAAGACATGCTTTTTGCTAATTGTATACTTGTAAGTTCTAGGCATTTGCTTTGTCAGGATTTCCTGGTAATACTATTTACACAGGAATGGGACGAGAGGGACTTGAACCCTCACGAATGTTACATTCAACAGATTTTAAGTCTGGTGCGTCTACCAATTCCGCCACCGTCCCTTATGGGAAATGCTAGATTTGAACTAGCGACCTCCGCGTTATCAGCACGTTGCTCTACCACTGAGCTAATCTCCCAGATGCTCGCTGAGGGGATTGAACCCACCTTAGGCGGATTATGAGTCCGCTGCATTCACCAGATTGCTAAGCGAGCACTAGAAGTTTTTTCTTCAATGCTTGACGACGTGCTTTTGCCTGACGTAATGCCTGGGGTTTCAGACTACGCTTCTTTTCTTTTTTAGAATGCTTCTGCCAGTTAGGAAGCGTAGTCATTGGTCTGCCTCAATACCTAGTAATTATAGCACACTATTTAGGTCTTGTGGGAGGTGTGGACAGTTTTGCGATTGTCTGCTTCTTGATGAATGCCTTGAGATCTGGCGTCTCTTCCCATTCCCAGATCTCTTCGTGTCCCTTACTATCGATCTTCTTAAAAGTCTTTAAAGTCATGGTGTCTTATCCCTAACAGAGTTGATTATACTGAGTTTCTGAGGTCTTGTCAATCCTACACAAACATTCCTTTGTCGCTCATGTACTTGAGAGTTTCCTTCAATGTGCCACGATGGTCTAAACCAATGGCAATCTGTGGATACTCTGCATCTTTACCAAATTCTGCTCGGAATTGTTTATCGCTAAAGTCAACACCTAACAAGAATTCTTTTACATCTTGATCACATGCTTCAAGAACCATCTTTGCTCTTTCTGATTCTTGACTACCGTTACCATAAACTAGTGCTTGAATCATTTTT